TTTCTGCGCTAGGATTCTCACCTACAGACCGAGCCCGACTAGGAATGAACAATGTCTCCAATGACGCAATCCAAGACTTCCGTGACCGCATCGCAGTTAAAAGGGCTTCTGCCTAAAAAGGAATGGGAACCGACCTACTTCACTAAACGCCACAGCAACGCTTCAGATGGTGACGATGTTATTGACTTTGCTTATCAATGGTTGAGAGTTTCCAAAGGCGTAAGAGCAGGTCAGCCTTTAGAGTTTGTGGAATGGCAACAGTGGCTATTAAAAGCTTTGCTTGAACGCCGAGACAATAACCGCTTGCGTTATCGCCGTGCAGTTATTGGACTGCCAAGAAAACAAGGCAAATCCCTTATGGGTTCAGCCCTAGCGCTTTATGGTTTGTTCGCTGGTGAAGCAGGTGCAGAAGTGTACTCCGCTGCTGGAGACAGAAAGCAGGCTCGCATTGTATTCAACGAGGCTCGGGAACAAGTAGTTAAGTCTCCAGTGCTGTCTGCCCACTGCAAGGTTTACCGTGATGCTATTGAAGTTCCAGCATTTAACTCTGTGTATCGGGTGCTATCCGCTGACGCTAAATCTCAGGCTGGTCTAAACCCTTCTCTAGTTATCTTTGACGAACTGTGGGTGCAGAGGAACGATGACCTTTATGACCAATTGACACTGGGTTCGGGTGCTCGTGTAGACCCAATGATTGTTTCAATTACTACAGCAGGTTATGACATCAACACTCTTTGTGGAAGGTTGTACGACTACGGCAAGGCTGTAGCGCAAGGAGATGAAGTAGATGAGAACTTCGGTTTCTTTTGGTGGGAAGCACCTGCTGATTGTTCTATCACAGATAGGAGTGTGTGGGAACAGTGCAATCCTAACTTGGCTTCAAAACTCATAGACGAAGACGACCTTGAAACATCTGCACGGCAGTCAAGCGAAATGGCGTTTCGTAGATTCCGATTGAACCAATGGGTACGAGCAGAAGAAAGTTGGCTTCCTGCAGGCGCATGGGAACGGCTAGTGGGCGAAGTAGAGATTGACCCTGATTTGGAAACTTGGGTTGGCATTGACATGGCATTGAAGCACGACAGCATCGCTGTAGTCATGGCACAGCCTCAAGGGGAGAAGGTTGCAGTCACAGCCAAAATATGGCACCCATCTGAAAAGGCTGTGGATGTGGCATCCATCGAGCATTACCTTCGGGAAATACATTTGAAGTACAACATTAAAGAGTTCGCTTACGACCCTGCTTATTTTCAGCGTTCCGCAGAAATCCTTATAGATGATGGGCTACCGATGGTTGAATACCCACAAAGTAGTCAGCGCATGATTCCAGCCTGCGGTCACACATACGAACTCATCATCAACAACAAAGTGGTGCATAACGGTTCTCCAGTTTTCACAGACCAAGTCCTGTCAGCAGCGCAACGAATGACTGATACTGGCTGGCGATTGAGCAAAGGCAAAAGCCACCGAAAGATTGACGCTTGCATTGCAATGGTGATTGCGTTAGACCGAGCGACACGCAGACCAGATGGTTACAATGGCCCTAGCATCGTTCCAGTTTGGTGAAGGTTATGAGACAGAATATTACATCCACAATTGAAGTAGCCGGCGCAGTTCTTATTTCAATCGGAGCATTCATGATTTGGTCGCCATTAGGGTTTATTGTTACGGGCGCACTTCTAATCACGGGCGGAGCATTTTCAGCATGAGCATTATTCGCAGAGAGGTACGAGGTCTTTCACTCACGCTTGACCCTGACCAGATAACTGCTAGACCAGCGTTCCCTAACTATTCAGGGGAAATTGTTACCGAGCGAACTGCAGTATCATCAACTGCTGTTTTATCTGCCGTCACTCTTTTAGCGGACTCAATAGCCACAATGCCTTTGCAGGTTTACCGTGACAACAACGGGACTATTCAACAACTGCCAATCCCAAGTGTGTTTATTAAACCGAACGATGACCAAAATATGTTTGAGTTCGTGCATCAAGTTATTGCCACATTGGCTGTGCATGGTAACGCTTTTATTTATGCACCTCGTAATGCTGGCGGTGCTCCTGTTGAAATGCGTTGCCTTCACCCACTTTTAGTAGAGGTGACAATGGGAGAACAAGGCAACCGTAATTATTCTTATGGGAAGATAATGATAGATGGTGATTCTATGTATCACATCTCGTGGCTTCGTTTTCCTAATCAGGCTTACGGCGTTTCACCTTTAGATGCAATGCGTAACATTATTGGAACGGGAATTGCTATTGACCGTTTCCTTGCACAGTTCTACGGAGATGGAGCGACACCTTCTTCGGTATTGGAAACAGACCAGCAAGTAACAATGGAGCAAGCAGAAATTTTGCGAACCACTTGGGAAGATTCACATTGGAAAAGGCGCAGACCTGCAGTTCTCGCAGGCGGATTGAAGTGGCGTTCAGTTACAGCATCCGCTTCCGATATGGACACAATGGAACATCGTGAATCTATTGTTCGTGACATTGCACGGGCATACCGAATCCCACTTCATTTGATTGCTGGCACAGGCGGAGACAATCAGACTTACCAAAATGTGGAGTCGGCAGGTATTAACTTTGTTCGCCACACTTTGCTTCCTTGGATGCACCGTCTTGAGGACACGCTTAGTTCTATGTTGCCAGCACCGCAACGAGTTCGTCTTAACGCTGATGGTTTGATGCGTGGAGATTTGAATTCAAGAGTTATGGCTCAGCAAATTCAAATTCAAACTGGAACTTTGTCTCCGAACGAAGCACGACAATCTGAAGGTAGAGAACCATACGAAGGTGGCGACAACTTCTATTACGGTCAAAACCCATCTTCAATTGGCGTAGACCCTCTCCCACCAACAACCATCAACGCAATACCTATATAACCAAAGGCAATTATGAAATCAGCAAACACAACCGTCACAACAACTGCAACACTATTGGTAGCAGCCGATAACAAAAACAGAACTATCTACATCCACCCCAACGCTTCTGTTTATATCGGCAACTCAGCCGTAACGAACACAACTGGTTTCCATTGCCTCTCCAATACATCAATTGCAATTGAGTTGCCCGTGAACGAAACAATCTATGGAATTACAGCAACAGGCACAGCAACAGTTCTGACTCTTACACCTGATGTGGATTAGCCATGATTGAACTGCGTTTGTTACCTGACAATTACCGACCTGCATTAGCAGAAGATGTACCCGAAGGTAGTGCTTGTGGTAACTGTTCTTTCTACGATGAAGAAAACATAAGCGAAGACGGGGCAAAGGCTTACTGCACAAAATGGGATGACTATGTTGATGGTGGTTATTACTGCAACGCTTGGCAACCTCACGAAGAAGAAGACGAAGAAGAAGAAGACGAAGAAGAAGACAACGGCTACATGGAAGAACGAGCCGTAAGTCTTGAACCACCCACTTACATGAGGAATGCTGCTAAACGAGGATTAGAACTTAACGCCGAAGGTTTCGGTGGTGATGGTCTTGTTGATGCGACTATTGCTTCTGCAAGAAAAATGGCTGCTGGTGAAGTGTCAATAGAGAAGTGGCGAAAGATTGGCCCTTGGATAGCAAGACACCTAGTTGATTTAGATGCACCCAAGAATAACGACCCAAGTGATAGTGGCTATCCGGGCGCAGGCTTAGTTGCTCATCTTCTTTGGGGTTCAGGGCCATCTAAGAAAAATGCGCAGAGAGCAATGGCTCACGCAATTATGGTGGTTGAAAATTACGATGAAGAACAACGAGCACCTGCACCAAAGAAAGACCAAATAAAAGGCTCCGATAAAAACGAGCCTGGTTCTGCAAAAGGTAAAGAGGGAAACATCTCTCTTGATGCAAATACTGAAACGGCATTAAACAACAAAGCCGAAGAACATAACGCAAAGATGAAGGAAGCAGATAAACCAGTGTGGACTCGGGTGCGAGTTGGTGCGCTGAAGTCTGTATGGCGTAGAGGCGCTGGTGCGTATTCCACTTCTCATAGACCAGGAGTTTCAAGAGCAGCATGGGCAATGGCGAGAGTGAATGCTTTTATTTACCTATCCGGCAGTGGTAAACCTCAGAACCCTAAGTATGTGACGGACAATGACTTGCTTCATTCGGAGCACCCCAAGTTTTCAGATGCCCGTTCCGCATCTGGGATACCCGATAACATTATTGAAACTTCACAAGGAGAACAAATGTCAGATGAACTTGAATTAGATACCGACACCGCAGTCCAAGAAACAATAAGCGAAACGCATACCGTTGAGTGGGTTACGAAATCTATTGACGGCACTAGAAGCATTGCTTATTCAAATCTTGAAGTCAGGTCTGAAGGAGATGGCACCACCTTGGTTGGTTATGCTGCGATGTGGGATACCGCATCTCAGGACTTAGGTTTCACTGAGTATGTGACTAGGGGCGCATTCACCAAGACGCTTAAAGACGGTGCTGATGTTCGTTTGCTATTTGACCACGATGGTGCGCCACTTGCCCGAACTAAATCAGGCACACTGCGATTGAGCGAAGATTCACGAGGGTTGAAGGTTGAAGCAGACCTAGACCCAGCAAACCCATTAGCACAGCAAATAATGTCGGGGCTTCGTAGAGGAGACCTTAACCAAATGTCGTTCGCCTTCCGAACGATTAAAGACAATTGGAATACAGACCGTTCAGTGCGTGAACTTCGTGAAGTGCAACTTTATGATGTCTCGGTAGTCACTTACCCTGCTTACGAGGAAACTATTGCGGAACTTCGCAACATGCATTACACTGCGCCTAGTGCACCGACACGCTTGCGCCGACAGCAAGTTGCGATTGCACGACTTAAATAACTGCCGAAAGACAAGCCGAGGGTTGAATCTCACTTGGTATTTCACCGTTGAAATAATCCCACCAATTCAGAAGGAATTACCAAATGTCATACTTGACAAATCTCCATGAAAAGCGTGAGGCTCTTGTTACTAAAGCAGAGTCTTTCGTTCAACTAGCCGAGCAGGAAAACCGTGACCTCACGCCTGCCGAAGACACAGAAGTAGCCGAGGCACTTACCCAAGTTCGTGACCTTGATGCTTCTATCGCACAGCAAGAAGAACTCGCTGAGCGTTCAAAGCAGGCTGCCGAAGCACGAGAAAATGCAGGCATCAAGCCAGCAGTAATCAAATCAGAAGCCCGCACATACTCGCCAACAGCAACGACTTCGTTCTTGCGTGATGCGTATTCAGCACAGTTCAACAATGACTATTCTGCACAAGAGCGTCTCGCACGCCACATGCAGGAAGAAAGAATTGAACGCCGTGATGTCACATCATCAGCATTCGCTGGTCTTGTGGTTCCACAGTTCCTCACCGATTTGGCTGCTCCGTTCGCTCGTGCAGGTCGTGTAACAGCAGACCTCGCTCGTAAGCATCAACTTCCAGCCGAAGGCTTGACAATCAGCATCAGCAAAGTAACTACTGGTACAGCAGTTGCATTGCAGACTGAAGGTTCAGCAGTTCAGGAAACAAACATTGACGACACAAAACTTGACCTCACAGTTAAGACCTTTGCTGGTCAGCAGAATGTTTCTCGTCAGGCAATTGAGCGTGGCACCAACATTGACTCGCTTGTTATGGCAGACCTTGTGTCCGCATACCATACGACATTGAACACCGCTGTTGTTGCAGAACTTCTTGCATCTGCAGGACAGACAGTTACCTACACCGATGCTTCACCGACAGTTGCAGAGTTGTATCCGAAATTGGTTGATGCGATTCAGAAGGTTCAGACAACATTCTTTGCTGGCCCTAATGTCATCATCATGCATCCACGCCGACTCGGCATGATTCTTGCTGCTGTTGATGGTCAGAACCGCCCACTTGCAGTACCAACCCCATCGTCTTCAGGTCAGCCTGCATACGCTTATGGTTCAGGTGCACCGCAGTACGGCAACTCTGGCTACAGCATCCTCGGATTGCCTGTCTACACAGACGCAACTGTCAGCATTGTTCAGGGAACTGGAGCAGACCAAGACACCATCTACATCGGTAACTCGCAAGAGTTGCACCTTTGGGAAGAAGGAAGCGGAGAGCCAATGATGCTTCGCTTTGAGCAACCAAAGGCTGCCGAACTAGATATCACCATGGTTGTGTACGGATACAGTGCTTTCACTGCAAACCGTTACGCAAACGCATGGGCACAAATCAACGGCACAGGGTTAATCACACCAACCTTCTAGCCCAACATGCTGTGGGCAGGTGTAGGTTTTACCCTTTCTCCCTGCACCTGCCCCACCAGCAAAAGGAACAATTATGAGCACACAAGTTGAAGCATTGCTAGCCGAGCGTGAAAGTTATGTACGCCGAGGTCTTAGCAAAAGAGTCGCATCAGTTGATGCTGAACTTGCCAAGTTCGGTATCGGTGTTGAAAGCGCTGCTGTTGAACCAAGTGTTGAAACTGCTAGCCGAGCAAAGCCTCGTGCTCGCAAGCCTGTAGATGAGTAATGGCAGTCACGAACGGCTACTGCACTTTGGCAGAAGTCAAGGCTGCACTTCGCCTTACCGACTCAGCCGATGACACTCTTTTAGAGATCC